GGCATTTGCCGTTGCTTTGAATTAATGATTTACCAGGAGGAGCAACTCTTCCGTAAATCATTAGCTGTTGCATCAGGTCTTACTTACCCTGTTCTTCCTGAGAATCCAACAGAAGAAGACATTGCTAAGAATGAAAAGGCCAAACAGAAATATGAAAAAGGATTAGATAAAGCATTAACAGCTGCATTTGAATCCAAAGAAATTCCCCCTGGCGTTATCGGTTTAGCACCTGATGGTGATCGAACTGTTTTATGGCGCTGGATGGGTCCTGTCTATGAAGACACTCCACAGGACAAAGTTAATCAATCTATCTTCACTCGTAACCTACAAGAATTGGGTGTTGATAGTATTGAGGCACTCAAGTACTTGTTCCCATCTAAGACTGATGATGAGGTAGCAGAAATGCTATCTGGTTATCCGTTCCGGATGGTTGGTCAAGTACAAAGAGCGTACTCTGCATTCCTTGATCTTATTAATCAAGAAATGCGGACACCGCATCCTCAGCGCCCAGATCTTCCATTGGCAGCTGATCCGCGTCTTGATTTGACGCCATTCCTTTACAGAACACTCGAAAGTTTACAGAAAGAGGTAACTTATGCAGGCCGATACCGCAGCGCCGATCCAATCGGTACCCCAACAGTATTCGACCCCGCCGACCAGCTACGCGGCAGCTCCGACAACAGCGGTGGCGACAACCAATCAATGGGTGTCACCGACGGCTCCGGTAGCGGCACCGGCACCACAAGCACAGATAGCACAGCCGAGTTACGCCCCTATCCAGTCGTACCCGCAAGCCCAACCTACAGCGGAGAACCCGTACAAGGAGGCGTTCAACAGGGTGGTGTCCCTCCTGAGTTCACCAGTCCCCTTCCCGTTCCAGGGTCAACAATCCGCCGCGATGTCCGGGATCGACCCGGCCAGCTTCAGTTCCCAACAGAGCGCGGGGTACAGCAACAATTCGGTAGCCCCGATTTATCCCTCCAGCCAGGGTTACTCGCCCAACTATTCCCCAACATCACAGGAAATAACAACACAACAACTTCTGGCAAACGGAGTAAGTCCAGCAAGTCTTGAAGTTATTGATCACTTTGGTGCTGATGCACCAGCTGTTCTCAATGATTATTCCTGTCAGCTAGAAGACGCTCTTCTAACTCGTTATTCTCAGCTGGAGGAATCCGTTGGTTTACTTCAAGAGCTTGCACAAGAACACAAAGCTTATGAAGCAATCCTGACTGATCCGGATATTCTTGCAGATTATACCTGTGAGTTCTTTGGTCCTAATGGTCCTTATCCAGTTAATCAGAGTGGGGAAGACACTGGTTTCTATGATGCACAGGGTTATTACTATGACCCCACTGGCTACTACGATCTAGACGGTACTTATTACTACGACGATTATTACAACTCTAATAATCCCGAAGTTTATAACAATGCCAACAATGCTGCTGCTGCTCCCGAGCAGCCAACTAACTACGGTTACGAACCTACTTACAACACTGGATACGAGAACAACTATTTAGAGCGTCCGTCTCTGCCTGTTCCTCCCCATCCAGAAAACACGGTTGATGGCCAGAGTTTCTGGAATAACTTTGGTAGCGTTGCTGAACGAGATCCTGCTAACGCCTGGCGTTATCTGTCAATGGCCCAACGCAATCCCAATGTCTTCCGTGAGAAGCTGTTGGTAATGGATTGATTATTAAAAACAATTAAATGTAGAATAAGGGGTAGTGATTGCTGCCCCTTTTTTATTGATACCTAAGATGTCTAACGTCGGAGCCAGAGTTAAAAGTTTTATTGATTCAGCAGCCGGTCTTGTTCCTCAAGGTATGCAAGGGGGTGCAAGTCAACTTGGTGGTTCAGTTTCTCGTGGCATTGCAGCTGCTGCAAACCCAGTTGCTGCTGGTCTTGAAAACATCGGTATGAAGGGCGTAGGTCAAGCAGTTCGAGCTGGTGCTGCTAAAACTGCTGCTCTTAAAGCAAACACTTTACCTTCTTATAGCAACTTAACCGGTTCTCGTATTCTTGGTTATGCAGGAGCAGCAGCTGGTTTAGGCGGTGCTTTTGTTGGTGGCATGGGTGCTACTTCTGGTATGAATGCTCTTGCCAGTTACTATACTCAAGATCCAATGGCACGTCGTCAAGATGTTGGCACTGTTGGCTCTAGTCCAATGCCACAAGATTTGCAAACTGGTTATATCAGTTTGAATGGCTTTGGTTCACCTCTTGGCCAAATGAATATTGGCAATGTTGGCAATATGAAGCAAGCACAAGCAACCCAACGCTATGCACCAAACGTGATGTTAATGGCAATGGGAAAAGCTCCCGCTAATGATCAGCAAATGCTGTAATCCTACATAAACTAATGGACAAGAAAACTAAGTCAAAAGAATTTCTTGCTAATTTTATTAAGCCAGAAATTACCAGTGAGGTGATTACTCTTCAACCTCAAGAAGTTAATCCTTTCGAAAGGATGGGTCCGTTACCTGGTATCTTGTATAGCAGTGTCAATCAACCTGGCAATCCATTCTGATTATCGCTGTGAAGCCTGAAGCTAAAAATTTTTTACAAGGTACAATTGCAGCAGCAGGGGCATTAGGTGCTTATGGTTTAGGCCGCACTACTGCTCAACAGTATCGTAAAAAAGGTTATCAAGAAACCGGCAGTGCTTTTACATCGCCAGCTGGAGAAAATATTTTAAATCAATATACAAAAACAACAGGCCAGCCAGCACCCAATGTAACAACAAACATGTTGCCATCTGGCGTAAGCTATTCACAAGGTAATACGATATCTTTAAACTATCCTTCTGCAAGTAAGTTTACACTTGGACACGAACTAGGACATCAATCTATTGCTAAAGGTAAAGATGTTTTTAGTTTTGTACAAGATAAAACATATTCAGGTTTAAATCCAAATGTTCTTGGCCTTGCTACGGTCGGTATTGGGGCCATGGTTCCTTCTGCTCGTCGTGCAGCTTCTCTTGCTTTGGGAATTAACTACCTAAACAACAGTGGTCGCATCCTCTCAGAAGCAGAAGCAAGTCGTCGTGGCACCAATCTTTTAAATCAAGCAGGCTATCCAGTTTCTCCGGCACCTGGTCTTTACCAAACTGCTTCCTATGTTGCTGCACCTGCTGTTTCAGCATTAGGTGGTTTGGCTGCAGGACGGTTTTTGCGGTCCTTCACGGATAGCATCCAGTAAAATTAATAACCTTAATAGATAAGTTTTGCTATAATTTTATCAATGGGACGGAAGTTCCCAGATCTTTTAATGGCTTCTGTCATTATGTAGGGATCTTCTCGATCTCCGGTATCAGCTAAACCTACGCTGAAGAACCAACATGTTTATTGATAACGATTTCCCTAAGCTGTTGGGCGCGGAACTTTACCGTCCCCACCCGGCTTATATCGTGGAGATGGCCTGCGAGCCAGTTGTTGTCCACGATTTTACTAAACAACCTGGTCAAACGGTTCAGTTAGACCGTTACCGCTTCTGGGGCAACCCTGGCACCAAGACCAACCGTGAGCGTACCCAGGATCAAACCATCGGTACTGCTAACAGCCGGTCTATTGTCAAGGACAAGGTGCTGGTGTCTCTGCGTGAGTACACCGGTCCTGCTGACCCGAATAATGCAAACCTCCCGAGCACCTTCAAGATTGCTCGTGAAACCCTGATGACTGCTCAGCGTCTGCTGCTGGACACCGGGAACCTTAACATGTTCCACCAGTCCATCGGTTCGCTGACCCTACTCGACGACTACCGCCGCTGGCGCGACCGTGTGTTCTTGGACGAAATGTTCAAGTCCGAGTCCCGTGGTCAATCCTCTGATTCCCAGGGTGGTTACTACTATCCCAATAACAAAGCTAAGACCGGCGCCACCACGCTGACTGCTTACACCGCTACTGAGTATGCTTCCGAGCGTTATCAGTTCAACGTTAAGAATGACCTTCTTAATGTGGTGAAGAGCCTGCGTAAGCGTAACGTTCCTGTCTTTGCTGACGGTTACTATCGCTGTATTGCTGATCCCTCCTTCATGAAGGATCTGCGTGCTGATCAAGGCTTCCGTGAAGTTGCTCGTTATCCTGGTTTTGCCCCTGGCAACCCACTGATGAGCGGCATGAACCCGAACGCTGCCATCTATGGCGGTGGTCAGTACGGCCAAGCTCAGTTTGTTGGTGGCGAACCCACCATGCCTTCCGGCTTTGTGTTTGAAGGTGTGCGTTTCTTCGAGTCCACTAACTTCCCATCCAAGACCATTACCGTTGATATTGGCGACGGTGCTGGCGCTGTTTCCCACGACACTCCTCCTGCTCTGTTCTTCGGTCCTCAGGCAGTGGGTGTTGGCATTGGTGGTCCTAATGCTCAGGTCCTCATCAATAACAATGATGACTTCAGCCGCTTTATCATTCTGATTTGGCAGCTGTACGCTGGCTTCGCCAACCTGAACAAGGACTTTGTTACCACTGCTTTCACCATTATTTGAGGAAGGAGGTAATTAACAATGGCTGCTTACAAAGAAGAAGCCGGTTCGATCCTGTATCCCGGTAACCAAATCAATCGCCTCTCCTCCTACAACACCGAAGGTGTTTTTGGTTGGCCTGGCGTCGAAGCTTTTGAGCTGATTGGCTACGTCAAGATTGATAACCTTGCCGCTGACAAAGCAAACTTCAAGAGCTTTGATATCACTGTCCCCTCTCCTGATCGTCGCCCTGATGATCGGGTTCGTGACAACCGCACCTCCCTGGTGGTTCAGGCTAGCTCTGAACGTCCGGCTTATATCTATGGCGCTTCGATTGCGATTGGCCAAGATATTCCTGCTGGCGGTGAGCCCAGCTTCCCTGCATCCCCTGTGACTGCCGCTATCGGCGGTACCAGCACTGAGGGTCTGCTGCTTGGTCCTAACAACGCTGGCGTTCCTTTCGGTGTTCCCGCAACTCAAGCCAACGGTCTTGCTGCTGCTAGCTCCATCGTGAGTGCTACCAGCTCGCTGTTTGCCCAGGGTCTGAGCGACACCACTGTTGGTGATCTGCCCTTCTGGACTAGCGTAACCACTGCTGGCATCGTGGCTGCTGATGCTGCCAACTCGATGTTCTACAAGGTCACTGCTGACACCACCTTCAAGG